CAGTACCCGACTCCCGCGTTTAACTCTGCGGCGGTTCACTCGTTCGCTCGCCCTGAGGACTTGGTGCTTATTGCTACGCCAGAGTTTAAGGCGAACGTTGATGTCACGTCCCTGTCTGCTGCGTTTAACCGCAGTGATGCCGAGGCACCGTCTCACATCATCACGGTCCCTGGTGAGGCGCTGGGGATGGCCGACACGTCGGCTATTCTGACTAGCAAGCAATTCTTTGTTATCAAGGATATTCTTCTTGAGAATCGGAGCATTTCTAACCCTGAAGGCTTGTATGATAACTTCTGGCTGCATCACTGGTCGGTTATGAGCGCTTCGCCGTTCACCCCGGCTATCGCGTTTGGCACTAAGCCGAACACTGTTGTGGTGACGCCTAACGCTGAGACGAACGCAGAGATCACTGACCTTATTGTTACTCGCCCTGATGGTAAGACGTCAACTGTCATGCCTCCTGGAGCAGTTCGTCAGTTGTCTATTAGTTGGAAGACAGTGCCCGCAAATAAGGGCTATGCCACTGACTGGTATATCAAGAATGCTAAGTCTAAGGGAACTAAGATTTCTAATGATGGTGTTCTTACTATCGGGAGTGATGAGCCTAATGCCTACCTCACTGTTGGCGTGAATGTTGACACCAAGGGAGCGAATGGCAATAAGCCCGTGAATAAGGAAATTACTATCCAAGTTGCTAAGTGACCTATTAGAACCGGGCGTCCACTGGGCGCCCGGTTCTGCTATGCTTGGACTTGAAGGAGGATGATATGTCGGAGATTTATGCTATGCCACCTGAGACTCGAGCGGGTTTGTCGTTTGATTATTCTGTGTGGTCTGCGGGCAGTGTTATTACCATGGTTAATGTTCCTTTCGATAACACGTATCGGGATATTGTTGACTGGAAATCGTACGGTCACACACCTTACGCTTATGTTAAGTCTTTTAACAATCTGCATAAGGTTGAGATTAATCAGATGACTTATCTTGCTCAGGGTAAGCCGATTCGTATTCCGACGCCTTTCACTAAGGCGAACCAGTACAATTATGTGATGGTTGAGAACCCTGGACGCCCGGTTAACAACATTGGTTTTGAGGGTTACACGCCTAGCGTGTTTTTCTACTTCATCACAAGTATTGACTATATTGCCCCAAACACAACACAGTTGACTCTCCAACTTGATGTATGGACTACCTATTACCAGCGCATTAATTTCGGTCGCAGTTACCTAGAGCGCGGCCATATGGGTATCGCTGCAACCGATTCTTTCGATAATTATGGCAAGAATTGGTTGACTCAGCCTGAGGGTCTGGATATGGGGTCTGAGCACCAGATTATTAGGACTTACCGTCGAATGCTGGCGGATGTAAACAATTATGACTACATCGTCATTATTGCTTCAACTATCAAATTAGACGAAATGCAGGGTTATGGTACGTCTGACAATCCCCGCGTAGACATGGCTACTTCCTCGAGGATCGAAGGATTGCCTAATGGCGTTGAGATTTATGCCTGTACTGCGGCAGAATTCAAAAAGGGTATGACAGGTTTGCGGTACTTTCCTTGGGTTGCTCAAGGGATTGGATCAATCACAATTGCGCCAAAGGATATTGTCGACCTTAATGCTGGAGACAAGATTAAGGTGGGGAAAGACACGGGTCAAGGAACATGGACTTGGCTTGGTGACGATAGTGTGTATATTAACCGCAATTATTCGTTGACTGATGCTAGTTTTAGAAACGAATTTCTTTCCTTACTCCCGAAGGAGTATCGTGAACTTAAGAAATTTGTTACCTCGCCATACTGTATTGTTGAATTGACAACGTATTCTGGCAACCCAGTTGAATTTCGACCCGAGTCTATTCGCACTGCGGGTATTAATATTGACCAGTACGCTCATGTTGCTCCACCCAATCCGTCTTTGTTTTTCACTATTCGTGACTATAACACAATTACTGAATCAGTAATTGTAGAGCGTCGTGCAGGCAAGGTGACAAACGAATACGGCGAAGGATGGGACATGTGTACTGGCTACACGTCATTGCCTACATTTTCGGCTGTTAATAATTCTTCGCTTAACGCCCTGGCTTCCTCGGCACACACTGCGGCCGCTCAGGTGAATAACGCGAAGTGGCAGCAACAGCGTGCGCAGCGTGCTGCTAATTCGGCGCGTGACGTTGCTAATGCGGGTATTGCTGCGACTCAGGCTGGGGCTGAGAATTCTATGTGGGGTAATTCTGCTATGGCGGATTCTCAGTCGCGTTATAATAATATGCGTGCGACTGTTCAGGCGACTCAGGGCGCTATGACGGCGCTTGGTGGCGTTATGGGGCTGAATGGTTCGGCGGCTGGTGCTGGTATTGGTCAGGCGGCTACGGCTGGCGTGTCTGCGATGATTAATAATTCTCAAGCACAGTCTACGGCGAATATTCAGAATCAGTTGGCTAGTGGTGCCTCACAGATTTCTCAGCAACAGCAAAGGACCGTGCGGGATACTAACTATGAACTGGCCCAGTTTGCCGCTAATGGTGACTACGAGGCGGCTATCGCTTCGATTAATGGTCAGCGCCAGGACATGCAGGTTATTCCACCGTCCGTTGTTGGTCAGACGTCAGGATATGTGTCCGCGATGGTCTCCAACGGGCTTGTGATTGATGCTAGAATTAGAAGTGTTTCACCGGCCGCGATGCGCAGTATTGGTGATTTCTGGCTTAGGTATGGGTATTTGATGAACACTTGGATTAAGTTCCCGAAGACTCTTAGTCTCATGACCGAATTCACGTATTGGAAGATGGCTGAGTGCTATTTGGTTGACACAACTATTCCTGAGGGATTTAAGGCCAGTGTGCGGGGAATCTTCGAAAAGGGTGTGACTGTGTGGCGTTCTCCTCAGCGTATCGGTAATACAAATGTTCGCAACAATCGGATTGACAAGACAGTTAGGGTGACTCTTAGTGAGTAAAAAGGATTATGTGCTTAACGGCATTTACAAGAAAATCATGGCGTCTCCCCCGTCTTCGTCGGAAGCCCGGCAGATACAGTTGGAGCACATGTACCGGCGCCAGTTAATGGGCAAGTGCCTTTCCCGGTTTACTTGGGAGGGACTGCCTAATGGGATTGACCCACGTTTTATTGAAGCAACTATCTTCAATAATGGGTACTCTGTGTTTTATTTCGATAGTTTCTTTGAATTGTTTATGGCAATGCCCGCAACAATTTCGGGGCCACTGGACATTCAGGACAATCCAACTGGATACCGCGTAACCCGAAACGGTGTTTATTCTCGCGAGGTGAGTGCTTTAGATTCGGTGTGTATCTGGGGAAATCAGGTCCGAGAACCGGAAATCGACGTTGTGCTTTCGTATGCTGCACGGCTTGCTCAGATTGACAGGACAATCGAAATTGATCTGCTGAATGAGCGCAACCCGATGATTGTTGCATGTTCGCAGGACCAGCGTCTCACTATCCAGAATCTTATTTCCAAGATTTACGATGGCGAACCCGTCGTGTGGGGCACCGAGAACATGAGTATGGATAATCTCGCTAATACCATTGGCGTGTTTCCGCTTAATCAGAATGCTGGCACTGGTGCAGTTTCTTCAATCAAGCATATGGAGTCCAAGTCCAAGATTTGGGGTGAGGCACTTACGATGCTTGGAATTATGAATGTGAATTCTGAAAAGCGTGAGCGCATGGTGGTTGAGGAAGCGGCCGCTAATTCGGGACAGGTGCTTGCGTCTCGTGAGTCGTTCATGAAACCGCGTGAGTTGGCGTGCGAGCAAATTAATGAGAAGTTTGGGCTTAACGTGTCATGTTATTGGGCTGTAGACGACAATGCGGCGCCGAACCTTAATGATTATCTTGCTAGTTCTAATTTGACAACCTATGGGGGTGGCGATGTCAGTAACGACGATAATGCTTCGTGACGTTGTTAAGTTAACCAATGACCACATTGGACTTGACGACTACCCAATTTTCGATGAAGCATATCGAAAGACTCTGAACGATCGAATTAAGAAGACATATTGGCTTCAAGAGATCGCGCACGAGACAATTGATATCTTTATCTGGCGGCTAAGCCTTAAGATGGAACTGATTATGCCCAGGTATAATCGAATGTATCTGGCTGAACTGCAAAACACGAACCCACTCGAGGGCAACCGTCACTACAGCGAGACCAGTCAGGACGGCAAGTCCCAGAATTCTGGGATCAACCACCAGACGGGCAGTGGCAGTGGAACCAACAAGTCCAAGGGGCGCACCGTAGGCTCAGACACCCCTCAGACGCGGCTTGCGGGCGATGGGGACTATGCTACGAGTATCAGCGACGCGAGCACGTCAGGTGACACTACGTCTCGTAACGAGTCGGATAGCACGTCATCTTCGAGCAGCAACTACGTCAATAATCAGCACTCGAATTCGTGGGGCTATTCAGGCTCTAAGGCTCGTGCAATTGCAGATTATCGGGGAACGCTACTTAACGTTGACGATTTAGTGATCGCAGAACTGAGTGATCTTTTCATGGGGTTGTGGGACACGGACATGCCTCACACCCCCGGAGGACTAATTAATGGATACTCTTTCGGACTAGGGCTTGGAGGATATTATGGCTACTGGTGACGACATTATCGGCTCTATTGACCAGGCGCTTTGGCGTGTTCAGTCACGGTCGGTGAACAACATTACACCGTTTACTTATCGTGACGGGCTTACATATATTGACGTGCTTGAGCGAATTCGCTCTAGCGTCATTGACGTCATTGCGTTCACGAATTCCTTTGGCGAGGAACAGGATAAGATCATCGCCAAACTGAATGAGACGGTCACCAATTTCATTACTGAGGTTGAAAAGACTCACTCAGGTTGGAACAAGGAACTGGACGCAAAGAAAACTGCACTCGAGTCGCTAATCGATGACTTCAAGCGGCGCCTTATTGACGCTGAATTCCGCGAGGTTGACGGCAACTATATTGAAGCACCACTTAAGTCACCTGCCGGTAAGCGGGTTACGCTCACGACCAAGGCGTGGGGCGACGCCCTCAAGGCCCAGAACACGCAGTTTCAGACAGATATTCAGGGAAAGTTGGATCAACAGCGTAGAGACTTTGACAACCGATTTCCTGCCTACTACACAAAGACTGAGGCCAATGATATCTTCCTTGAGGACCCTAAACTCACCGAAGGTGTTGTTATTGGCTCGTCTAATGCAACAATTGAAGCGAGCCGTTGGACCGAGACTCTTTGTCGGGAACTGGGGCTGAATCCAAATGTATATGCGATTGGCGGTGGGGGTTTTACCTCAACGTCTGACAACAACTTTCTCACGCAGTTGGATAATGCCAAACAGGGAATGTCTGAGGACAAGCGTCGTAGAACTAAGTACCTGTTCGTGATCGACTTGTTGAATGATATTCGAGCGCAGAATTCGGTGGGTGACAAGGCGAGCACGTTTTTCAGGCTTGCTCGCCAGTACTTCCCTAACGCTGACATTCGAGTGCTTCCGGTTATCTTTAACGAGTCCTCGCTGAATGAGTATGTGCAGATGGCGCGCTCATGTGTTTCCCGGACATTCGAGGTCGTCAATGCGGGCAAGCCCTACGGCGCCGTCGTCTGCGAGGGCTCGCGCACCTGGGTTCACTGGGGTGACGGACAGGCTAAGTCCTGGGACCAGGGGCCCGATAACGTGCACATGACTGCCTCGGGGTACACGCACGTCAAGGAGCTCTTTCAGGTGTGGCTCAAGGGTGGGTCGTCGTGGTTCAACCCTCCGGCGATGGCCCTGCACACGCTGTCTGACGGTACTGTGGCGAAGGACTACAACTACCTCACGTGCGAGCGCGATAGGGACTGGGTTTACATTCAGGGAACATTCAAGGTTGGCACAAATAATGTGGGATACGATGATCGACTAATGAGCATTCCTGGGTGGGCGCGCCCGTACGATGGCGTCATGTCACCCATTATTGGAAACGACAGGACGTATAAATACCTATATGTTGCCAAGACAGGAGGAATTTACGCAGGAGACATTCTCTCAGCAAACCAGACCTATCAGGTAAACATGACCTACAAGATTTGGTGAGTAGACAGGAATAGCCTGCCCCGATAGAATTGGGGCAGGCTATTTCTGTTGGAGGAACTATGGCATGGGACGCAACAGCCAAGAAAGTTGCGATTAAGGCTATTGGTCAGGTTGAGTCGTCTATGGACTATTCAGCAATCAACTACAATGACCCAATCACCGTCGGGATCGCACAATGGTATGGGACTCGTGCGGCAGCAATTCTGAACCGTATGCGCAGCTCTCACGCAACGGAGTACGCTCGTGTCGATGGAGGTTTCAGGTCCCGACTCGAATCCGTTCCCGAGTCTGACTCGTCTTGGAACACCTACTATCTTTCTCGCGGCGTTGGCGACAGTCTTAAGCCACTGCTTAATGCGAGCAAGGACATTCAGGGTGACCAGATTGTCAAGGACCTTGAGAACTACTTCAGTGTCGCTAAGCAGTATGGGATCAATCCTGACACCGATACTGACGCATTTATTCTATGGTGCGTCGCCTATCACCAGGGCCCGCGTTATGCGATGCAGGTCGCAAACCACTATAGTGGTGGTGGTCTTGGTGAGATGTATTCTGATATCATGGCTAACGGCGTTCTCGGTCGCTATAGTAATCGGTACACGCAGGCTAAGAACATCATTGCTGGAAAAGACACCAGCGGTGTGGGTGAGGGTGAAATTACTGGAAACACTCCTGGGAACGGTGGGAGTGTTGGACAGAACGGTCAGACAGTAAACGTGTCTGGCGGAAAACTAATTATTAGTGCTGACGACTCTGGTATTCTTACCCTACGATCAAAGTTCGGTAACTACCAAATGTATTCCCGAGGCCACAACCTATGGGAAGTAAACCTCAAAGACATTCAAGAAAAGATTGCTGGACAAAACCCTGCCGCCAACGCCGGCGGGGGAGGCGGTGGAGGCGGCGGAACTCCGACGCCCGGCGGCTCCGGCAAGGGCGCAGCTGCGCTCGCATGGGTAATGGCCCGTCTGGGCAAGTTCGCCTACTGTCAGTGTCCCGGTCGCCAAGACCCCGACCACAGCGGAATCACGGACTGTAGCGGCCTCATGTACGCCGCCTATATGGCCACGTCAAACACATTTGTAGGCACATGGACCGGGGACCAATACTTTCGTGGCGCCGAGCCATTTCCTCGCCGTGGCGGGGCTATGACGGCCTCGGAGCGGGCCCAGTTGCGGCCGGGGGACATGATCGTCATGGCATGGAAATCAACGGGTAGTTATTATCCTGAGACTGACCACGTTGAAATGGTTGTGGACTCGAATACACTTGTGGGGCATGGCGGTAACCCTTATTATGGTCCGGTTACTAAATCTATTGACGTACTCGCCGGCACTCGCTGGTGGACTGTAAGGCGACACGAATGAAAAAGAAGTTTTCCTACTATAGTTTTTCTAAAGTGCTCTCATATGCGGGAGTATTTAACATGGTTATGGGCGCCCGTGGTCTCGGTAAGACCTACGGTGCCAAGAAAATTGTTATTAAGAACGCAATCAACAAGGGTCAGCAATTCATTTATCTTCGCCGCTACAAGACGGAACTCAAGGGGCGCAACAGTTTCTTTGCTGACATTCAGCACGAATTTCCCGATGAGGAATTCCGTGTAGAAGGACAGTATGCCCAACGCAAGGTCGGAAAGAAATGGGAGACCATCGGTTATTTCATTCCGCTGTCTACGGCTCAGGCAAACAAGTCAATTGCGTACCCGAATGTTTATACCATTATCTTTGATGAATTCATCATCGATAAGGGGTCGCTGCGCTATCTTCCCGATGAGGCCAAAGTCTTTATGGACTTTTATTCCACAGTAGATCGTTATCAAGACCGTGTGCGCTGTCTCATGCTTTCCAACGCCGTCAGCATTATGAACCCCTATTTCATTAGGTTTCACATTGAGCCCAAAGAAGGAATTAGCCGACACGCAGACGGATTTATCGTCACCGATTTCGTCAACAGTGAGCAATTCCAGTCCGAAGTGGCACACACTCGCTTCGGGTCGTTCATCACTAACTATGCCGAGGACTATGCCGACTATTCCATCTCAAACAAATTCGCGGACAATTATGACGACTTTGTAATGAAAAAGACAGGAAAAGCAAAATACGCATTCTCACTCCGTTGCCCCGACGGGGAGGTCTCGGTATGGATCGACGGCGGCACGTGGTTCGCCCAGCGCCGCC